TTCCGACGCGCGCAAATACCGCGACAACTTCAGCCAGAGCGACAACATGGCTATCTGGCCGGACTTTATCGCCCGGAACACCACGGCCAACGCGTTCGAAACCGCGTATGCCACCGCCCGCGCGCTGGGCCTGCGTGCAAAAATCGACAACGACACCGGCTGGCACAAAACGCTTTCTAACGTCGGCGTGAACGGCGTCACCGGGATTTCGGCGGGTTACCAGCTGTTAACAAATCTGGGCAACGCCTTCAGCGTGCCGGATTACGTCTGGTATCAATTGCCGGGTGGGGACGTCTGGCTGGGCAGCCAGCAGGTGAATGTATTACAGCTGATGCTTGATACCCTGGACGTGGCAAAGCAGTTGGCAGAGCAGACCGCTGGCCACATGCATCTTTCTGTTAGCGCACCAACAAACGCGGCCGCTATTAACCAGACCGGCAGCAGCGCCAGCGCACTTAAACAAAAGTACGATCCCTTTATCAGCTAATCCCAACCAGCCCACAGGCCCGCCGCGCGCGGGCTTTTTTATACCCTTCACCAGACGCCGCGAAATCTCCACAGCAATGCGCAGTCATCAAGCCAGCACCACGACAGAACGAAAAGGATCGCCGCGCCAGAACGCACCACGCTGCGCCACAGCGTGACAAAATAAATGCGTCGCAGACAAAATCGGCGCTACACCGCACTCGCCTACACAATCTGAATCGAAAAAATTTTTCAGTTTTATTTTTCTACAAATGGCAGTGCCAGGCAGCGCTATTGCTGGCGGCTTCGCATAAATATGAAACTGAAAAAGTGAACTGAATTTCACTATTTTTCAGTTCTAAGGATGACGGAGTGATTTCGGAGGAAAATTAGTTACATGAAATATAAGGGAAAATTAATTTTCCGTTTAGGGAGAGAATCTAAAAGCTGGGCGGGGATTTAACGTCAAAAATTACACACCCCCCTTGATGTGGCACAGGCTAAGAAGCTGTTGGCCTTGATTCAGAAACTGAAAACACTGGATTGAAAGGTAATTGTCATCCGGTTATTATTTGACCATCCTTTAATGGGTAAGGACAAAACAGGAAAGGAGATTTAAGGATGAGTAAACGGAGTAACATAATTGACGGACGAGAATATGGTAGCCCCTACGGACTAATTTATACAGAAGTGCTCGGATGGGTCGATCTGGGCCATGCACAGGGTACTGATATTAAGACTCTGTTGATAAAGCTTGATTATGGGGAATCATCCGGCCAGGAACGTTATGACATTACCTATTCACAGTCTATGGTCGATCCGTCTTACACTATTAAAATGGGCAAATTTATAAAATGGCGTATTAAAAGAGGCCGCTCATACTTTGAAAGAGAAAGTATTGCGCTGGCAATGATGATGGCATTGGCGCGGAATTTTGAAGGATTGCAGGCATCATTCCCTGTCAATATCGTTACGGACAGTGGATTTAGTGGGGAAGATTTAGTTTCCGATCTGCTGGGTTTCTATCGCGTAATATCCAGCAAAAATCTCTTTCCTGCATTGCGACCTGTCAGTAAAAAAGAGGCGCTCAAGCGCTGGGATCATTACGGCCCGATAGGTTCTTTCAAAAATGACTCCTTCTTGCCCCTTCTTTTCCCAGACCCACAGAAATACCCTAATGCCAGACCGCGTAAAGGTGCTTTGCCGGATTTTATGACCACGGTCAGGCCATGGAGTGATTTCCATTCTGGAAAAGTCAGTATTGCTACCGCTGATGGCTCATATATTGATAAAGCAAGAGAAGGGGAATTGCCCTATGCGTAAATCATTAAAAATGCTTAGTGTAATTGTGGTAGTGATTGCTTCCGCGCTCACGTATGCCTGGCCTTACATAGAAATGGAGTTTGCAGGTAGCGCACATTATACCGAGCAGGATAAGCGGGAATACAATTTCTATACGCCTGATATATTAAAAGAAATACCACGTATTTCTTCCCACTACGACTTTGATTTTGCCAATATCACTGGTCCTGCAACGCACGTATATGCAGTGAGGTTTTACAATACCGAAGATACCAGCAAGATTAATGCGTACCTCTCTTCCCTTGGCTACAAACGGCAGAGTAGTTGCAACATTGATAATGTGTGCTGGCGTGGGCAAGATGCTTTAGAAACTGTGATGGTGAGAACTTTAAAGAGCGAAAAAGGGGTAGTTGTCCAGGTTGTTTACGACTTTACGTAACGTCCTGCCAGGTTATTTTTCCAGGCATGTGTATGGAGATTCATTCTTTAGCTTTTGCCACTGGGGGGACGAAAAAGGGGCATCGCCACCGTACAAACAAAAAAGCCACTCCGTGAGAAGTGGCTTAATGCCCTGATTTAACAGGTAAAATCTGGTGGCCCCTGCTGGACTTGAACCAGCGACCAAGCGATTATGAGTCCGAAATTTCCAATAATTAAATCAATAACTTACTGATATTTCTAATCTTTGTCGTGGCACATAGTGACATTTAGTGTCACATAGTTACATCGGTTGCTGCCAATTTGCTGCCATTAAACGCGGGTTAACGGGTTAAGGCTGAGTGCCTCGGACAGGTGATCGGGAGCGAAGTGAGAATACCGCATTGTCACCTTAATATCGGTATGTCCCAGTATTCGTTGAAGTACCAAAATGTTGCCGCCGTACATCATAAAATGTGAGGCAAAAGTGTGCCGCAAGATATGCGTTAGCTGGCCTGCTGGCGTCTCAATTCCTGCACGTTTCAAGGCCGTGCGGAAAGCGGAATAGCAGGAAGTAAACAGCGGTTTCGCACGTCTGGTTGCCGGTAGCTCTTTCAGCAAATCTTCACTGATTGGAACGGCTCTGTTTTTCTTGCCTTTCGTTTTTGTGAAAATAATTTTCCCTGCGCGTATCTGATTTCCCTTCAGGTTTTCCGCTTCGCCCCAACGCGCACCGCTTGCCAGGCACAGCTTGACTACGGTAAGCAGGTCTTTCGAGCGACTGTTTTCGCACTCTTTCAGCAACAGGCGGATCTCTTCAGTTGTCAGATAAGCCATCTCTGATTCAGCAATTTTATATTCCCGCACGTTATCCAGTGGATTCGGCGCGGTCCATTCATCAAGGCGGCGTAGCTCGTTAAACACTGCTCTGAAATAGGCCAGCTCCAGATTCACGGTTCTGGGCGCTACGGTTTTCACTCTGCTTGAACGGGTTATCTTTCCTGCCAGCCGCTGCTCTCTGTAGGACGAAAAGACGCGGGCATTAAATTCTGTGGCGAGTGGGTTGCCCATTGCGCTACAGGCGAACTCCATCGCGCTTTTGCGCTTCTCGCCATCGGCCAGCGTTACACCATGAGCGTTGAACCAGGTATGCACAAGATCGACTAATCGCCTTTTATCTGCTTTTTCACCCAGCCACGGCTTATCCTGCGTTTGTGTCTTCAGAAATTTTTCAAACGAGAGCGCTTCACCTTTGGTGGCAAACTGACGGCGGACACGCTTACCGTCACGGCCGTTTGGGAAAACTTGCGCCTGCCATTTTCCGTTCGCTAATTTAGTAACCGCCATTTTCTACCTAAACGTATTGAGTGACGCTGACCACTTTTCCTAGCACCTCAATGTCATCAGCGGAACATTCAAAAGAGGCCTTGCCATTTTCTACGCGGATCTTGCCGCCAGGTAAGCGATACAGCTCACGCACGCTGGTAAAGGCGTCGATTTTAATCAACCAAAGCCCATCACTGACTTCGCCCTGAAAAGCGTCAACGAGGTAAGTTTTCTTTTCGTAAGTCACTAAAGAGGGTTCAGCGAGTTCCTGCGGTATCAGTTTTGTATCGTAATCAGAAAGCGCTTCGCTTTCTTTCATCCCATTTGTGATGATTGTGTGCTTCAGTTGGGTTGGTTTTGCCGGTTTTGTTTCGTCAAGCATTGAGCCAACGCCGTAAGTCAGCCATTCAAGAGATGCACCGGTTTCCATTGCACAAATGATTACCCAGTCTGCCGGGAAATTTCCGCGAGCAATGCGGTTCGCCATCGTGCTTTGCGAGACATCCAGATGGCGGCAAAGCGCCTGCCTGGACTGAAAACCGTAGGCAGTTACGATGCGCTCAATCGGTTCTTTTCCACCTTCAGGCAGCTCGATGTGTTTACGATTCGTAAAAACATCCGTTGACTTGTTCAAATTTGGATCCTAATATCACGAAAAGTGAAGTTAATGTCATATAGTGCCATATAGTGACATCGTGAAAGCCAGAAGGAATTTTGCATTATGAATCGTGAATTTTCAATGCGACCAAATCTCAACTTTGTGATTAGTGAGCCATTTATCACTATTGATGAGTACTGCCGCCGCACCGGTATCTGTAAACGTACTGCCCGGAAAATGTATACCGAAAACCGCTTACCTATCAGGAAGAAAGAAGGTCCTAACGGCCTGATTGAGGTAAACATGGTCGCGCTACTGATTGAGGCCGCCTCCGGTTACGAAATCACTATGCAAGCATGATGCTTCCATATTGGGATAAGAAAAGGATTTAGACGATGTTTGATTTTCAGGTTTCCAAACACCCGCACTTCGACAGCGCCTGCCGTGAGTTCGCTTTGCGTCACAACCTTAAGGATGTAGCCGTAGCCGCTGGCATGAATATCCAGATGCTGCGTAACAAACTCAACCCGGAACAGAAGCACCAACTGACCTGCATCGATCTGATGCGTCTTACTGATGTGACTGAAGATGCCAGCCTGTTGGATGCATTGCTGGCGCAAATGCACTGCCTGCCATCGGTGCCGGTTAATGAGCTGACGACGGAAAAACTCGATCTCTACGCTTTAAGAGCGACAGCCGAAGTCGGGCAGGTGGCGGCTTTTGCCGCATCAGGCGAAAAGCTAACGCCGGGACGGAAAAGCGCTCTGGTCAGTAGTATCAATTCAGGCGTGCGTTATCTGTCGCTTGCAGCGCTGGCCGTTCATGCCCGGATACACAGTAATCCGGCTCTGGCCTCGACAGTAGATGCTGTTAGCGGGCTTGGCGCATCAATCGGTATTAGCTGAGGTCAGCATGGCTTTTTCAATCGCGCCGCTCCTAAAGCGACGTAGCCAGCTACCAGCCTACGGGCATGGCTGGATAATGAACAAAGAAGGTAAACGCTGGCATCCGTGTTATTCACAGCGTGATTTATTGAAAGATTTAACCGAAAGCGGGAAAAAGAAAAAATGGCAATCGAAGGTAAAAGCATTTCTGTACAGCTGAATGCCGGACAGCGTAGCAGCGCATTAAACCATATTGCAGCGCTTCGTTCGCAATTGTGGGGAGATTGTTGCGGTGATGAATTAAAGCGTTTTCTGGTTGATATGCGTGATAAACGTGACGGGCAGTATGAGCAAAATAAAAGGGCATTAGGGGCAATTTTCTATCTGGCGAATATTCGTTCAGAACGTCATGAAACGAAATATGATGAACTGACGAGTGATGAAAAAAATGCGTTGATTAGTGCAATGAATCATTTTCGTGCAGTCGTGAGTTTATTTCCCAAAAGACTGACCTTACCGAATTAATTAGCCCAAAAATTTAAATGGCGTAAACCCGCCGGGCATCTTTTTGCCCAAATTCAGGAGATAGAAAAGTGCGAAATATTGAAACCCATAAATTTGATGCCGATGTGGATGCTATGACCGCGCTGCTTAACAAAGCGCGTCAGGACGAACGCAAAGGGCGGGCGCTGGCCGTATCGGAACGGCTGACTGAAATGGCCGTGCATATTCATCAACAGGGTCTTAATGGCATTGAGGCCGCAGAACTGGTCCGCCGTGAAGCCGAACGTTATCAGAATGAATCGCTGGAGCTGCACTGATGGCCGATGCAATGGATATGGAACAGCAGCGCCAAGCTGATGCGCTGGCACGTAACATTGCTGCTGTCACTCACCGCCCGCTAATGGTTAGCGCCTCTTTCTGTGAAGACTGTGATGCGCCGATCCCTGAAGCACGCCGCCGCATTGTGCAAGGTGTAAACCGCTGCGTGACCTGCCAGGAAATTACAGAGCTGAAAAGTGTGCATTACAAAGGCAGTGCGGTATGAGTGCGAAACCGGTAATTGATGGTCGTTATGCCGTTTCAGTAAAACAGGAAAAGCAGCCGGGCAAACCCCGGCTTCTTACGCTGGAAAAATCTGCCTGGCGCGAAGTGGACGGCGTGCGCAAACAGGTTTTTGACGTTATGGCCCTGTATTCCGATCCGGTGATGCTGACCCGCGATCTGGTTTCTGACGCTATTGGACAGGAAGTGCTGCGTAAGGGCATGAAAACCATCAGCAGCTATGTTGCAGAAACTCGCAGGCTGGCAGAGCTAACAGAAATGGCGCTTGCGGAGTTAGCAGCAGCATATGACTGATGCCGTGCTAAATCCGATGCAGGGTGAATATCACGCCGTTAACCATATGCGGCGTGAGTTTTTTGCGCCCGGTGCGCCGAAAAACATTACTCTCACTGAGCTGGAGCTGTGGCACAAAGATGCCACAGACCACAACTGGCGCAGCCAGTATCTTCACAATATGCCGGACTTTCTTTCTGGTTATTTTGCTAAGCGTTATGCCGCGCTGCTTGAAGATGAAAAACACGGTCGTCGCCGTGCCAATACTTTTTTACGCCAGACTATCGGCAAAAATGTATTGCCACGACTGCAACGTGTCCGCAACCGTTACAGCCTGCCTGAATCAGCCACGCATGAACTGCCTTTTATTAAACAGCTGGAGCGCCTGCCCATGCTGGACCGGCAGGAAATCCGCGATCTGGCCTATAAGGTTGCCACGTTTATGACGCAGAGCTTGGCCGACTTCACCACCGCCGTGACTCTGCCGGATGATGCGGATGAAGAAACTACCACCCTGATTGCCTATCGCTACATTTCTGAACTGACCGCGCTTACTGGCACAACGCCGCCTTACTGGTCTGAATATCTGTCTGGTAAAGGCGTGTTGGCGTTGCGTAAAGCACAATCGGGCCTGCTGCGCATGATGGCACCCGAATGGTGGCGCGGCCGCCTAAATAAGATGCGTAATTTGCAGCGCGAACACATGGCGATTGCCGTGGGTCAGGTACAGAAAACCGCCTCGCCGTATGTCTCTCGCAGCACGCTGGGCGAATGGGTAGAGCAGAAGAAACGTAACCGCGAATTCTTCAAACGCTTTGATTTGATCAACGAGGACGGCGATCGCATTGCGCTGGATGAGATGGTTAACCGCAGTAATGCCAATCCGGCTATCCGCCGCTGCGAACTGATGGTGCGTATGCGTGGTTTTGAGGACATCGCCAATGAAACTGGCTGCGTTGGGGAGTTTTATACGCTGACTGCGCCGTCAAAATTCCACGCTGTTTATAGTAAGGGCGGTTTTATCTCGCAGTGGAATGGGGCCAGCCCAAAAGACACCCAGCGCTATCTCTGCAAAGTCTGGTCAAAGATTCGCGCTGCACTGTCCCGTGAAAATATTCACGTATTCGGTTTTCGTGTGGTCGAGCCTCATCACGATGGAACGCCGCACTGGCACATGTTGCTGTTTATGCTGCCGGAGCATCAGGAGCGGGTTCAGCAAATTATGCGCGATTACGCATACCAGGAAGAAAGTGGAGAACTGAAAACGCCTGAAGCCCGCCGGGCACGTTTCCATGCCGAAAGCATCGATCCGGCAAAAGGTAGTGCTACAGGTTACATCGCCAAATACATTTCAAAAAACATTGACGGATACGCACTGGACGGAGAAAAAGACGACGAAACCGGCGAAAGCCTGCGCGATATGTCTAAGGCCGTTTCTGCCTGGGCATCCCGTTGGTCAATTCGACAGTTTCAGCAAATTGGCGGTGCGCCGGTAACAGTGTGGCGTGAGCTGCGCCGTATGCGTGACCAGACTTTACCTGATGTAAACATGGATGCCGTACTGGCTGCCGCCGATGTTGGCTGCTGGGCATCCTATACGCAGGCTCAGGGCGGCCCGTTGGTTGCTCGTGATGATTTAGTAGTTCGTCTTTGCTATGAAATCACAGAGCAGGGTAACGAGTATGCGGAAGATATTCAGCGTGTCATGGGCATCTATTCCCCTCACGTGCGTGGATCCGAAACGGCAACGCGTTTGGTTAAGTGGGAAAAGGTCGCTAAACAGGCCGAAGCGTCAGCGGAGGCTGGTTTTTCTGGCGGCAGTGCCGCCCCTTGGAGTTCTGTCAATAACTGTACGGGGCCGCAGCGCCGACGGTTAGAGCTGGAACTGAAAGCCAGAGGTTTCGATGGAAATGAAAACGAAATCAGACTGCTAACGCGAGGCAGCAGCCTGGATGCCGGTGGAAAAATGCGGCTGTTTTTCAAAAACGGCAGACTTCAGGAGGATGATTACTGGCAGCAGCGTTAGCAGGGAGTATTTCTAATTACTATTGGCCTGAAATTTCTGATTTTTATTTCATTGTGGCTGTTCGTTGTTATACTGTATGGGTATACAGTGTTAAGATGTGAGGGGGTATTGTGCAGGATTTATTGGTTGAGTCGGTTCAGTTACAACGTATTGATTTGGTTGCGCGTCTTATTGCGGCCAGCGAGTGTAACCGGACTGACAAGGAACTGGCTGTAGCATGGATAGCCGAGTTGACCACAGAC